ATTTTCCACTTATAAAGAATTCCCCATCAAGGTATAAACCACTCCCACCAGTAATGTAAACACCGCTTTGGAAAGCTAGAGAAAGGCTTTCATCTGGACCCTCGAACAGTGCAGGGTCTCTACCATCCGTAAGAACCATTGCGCCAGACTCACCAACTATGGAGTCTAGAGATTCGATTTCGTCTGCGAAAATCCTACCTTCTACATGCAAGTCTGCGCCACCAGTAATGTAAACCCCACTCTGGAAAGCTAAAGAAAGGCTTTCGTCTGGGCCTTGAAATAATCCAGTAGGTCTTCCATCGGTTATAATTAACCCTGTTTCAGAAACGATTCCTTTTACGCCAGTTATTTCGTAAAAGTTTAAGTCTTCGGTGGAAGCATCGGAGTTTGTGGGAAAATAGGATTCTACGGATTTTCCACTTATAAAGAATTCCCCATCAAGGTATAAACCACTCCCACCAGTAATGTAAACACCGCTTTGGAAAGCTAGAGAAAGGCTTTCATCTGGACCCTCGAACAGTGCAGGGTCTCTACCATCTGTAAGAACCATTGCGCCAGACTCACCAACTATGGAATCTAGAGATTCGATTTCGTCTGCGAAAATCCTACCTTCTACATGCAAGTCTGCGCCACCAGTAATGTAAACCCCACTTTGGAAAGCTAAAGAAAGGCTTTCATCTGGACCCTCGAACAGCGCAGGGTCTCTACCGTCTGTAAGAACCATTGCGCCAGACTCACCAACTATCGAGTCTAAAGCCTCGATTTCGTCTACGAAAATCTTGCCCTCTACATGTAAGTCTGCGCCACCAGTAATGTAAACCCCACTCTGGAAAGCTAAAGAAAGGCTTTCGTCTGGGCCCTGAAATAATCCAGTAGGTCTTCCATCGGTTATAATTAACCCTGTTTCAGAAACGATTCCTTTTACGCCAGTTATTTCGTAAAAGTTTAAGTCTTGAACTCCTACATGCTCATCGATGTATTCAGTCCAAGGTATTCCACTAACGAATAAGTCACCAATAAAATCTTTCTTGCCTGTGATTAATTGATTTCCAGTGGTATAAACACCGCTTACTACTCTTAAAGCCTCTCCCGAAAGATTACCTGTGATGGGCTCAAGAAACTTCTTGCCTCCCAGTATGGTTTGCTCACCAGTGAGGTAAACTCCATCTTGTACATACCTTGCGGTTCCCGAAAGATTACCCGTGATGGGCTCAAGAAACTTCTTGCCTCCCAGTATGGTTTGCTCACCAGTGAGGTAAACTCCATCTTGTACATACCTTGCGGTTCCCGAAAGATTACCTGTGATGGGTTCAAGAAACTTCTTGCCTCCCAGTATGGTTTGCTCACCAGTGAGGTAAACTCCATCTTGTACATACCTTGCGGTTCCCGAAAGATTACCACTGACATTTCCTGAAATAAAAGAGTCAAAAGATTTTATTCCGCTTATATACTGATCGCCAGTAATATAAACTGCATAATCTCTAACATTGCCAATGGCATCTTCTATATGTCTTGCTATAGGAGATCCGCTCAGATAAATATCATCACGAAAGTCTTTTATTCCGCTAATTCCAAAATTTAAACCAGTTTGATTACCCGTTACATAAACGCCGTCCTGCACATATCTTGCTGTGCCAGAAAGGTTTCCACTAACATTCGCTTTTACGAAATTTTGAAAGGTTTTAATTCCGTCAATTAACTGGTCTCCAGTTACATAGACTCCATCTTGTACATATCTAGCTGTACCAGACAAATTTCCGCTGACATTCGCTTTTACAAAATCATCAAAGGTTTTTACTCCATATATACTTTGATCACCTGTTGTATATACTCCGTCTACTACATATCTTGCTGTCCCCGAAAGGTTTCCGCTAACATTTCCTTCGATGAATTCTTCAAAAGTTTTTATTCCTCCAATAGCCTGATCCCCAGTAGTATAAACACCATCTTGTACGTACCTAGCTATACCCGAAAGATTCCCACTTACATTTCCAACAATAAAAGATGTAAAGGTCTTTATTCCGTTTATCGTTTGATCACCAGTAACATAAACTACATCGCCAAATAGAGTCGAAAAATCTACTTTGTAATTATTAAAATCTTCTCTAGCTATTAAAAAGTAATCAGTACCTTTAAGGTAAGGAACACTATCTAAGTCCGAAATTTTTCTATCTACAGCCATTATATTATCTTACACTGATTTTACCCACCTTGTAGATCTCTTAATGATTGGATCATATCCAAAGCTGTTTCTAGTAATAACTTTCCACCACTACCATCTTCAAGTAAAATATCCAGAACATTACCAGTTCCTCTTTTTGACCTTCTTCCCCCCGCTCCATCGGACTCACTATCCTCTGATGTTACAATACTATTTAATTGTGTTATGTGCTGACTTATAAATGCACCAGCTTTTCCTGTAAAAACTTTGGGTATATCTAATGAAAAATTTAAAGATGTAGTAAGGTAGTCTCCTCTGGACACTGAAGTTTCATATTGCTGAGACTGTAATCTTGTACCAATAAATGCCATTCCAGATTTATCGTCATTAATTTTCGGATTTTCGCATGTAGCTCTTGAGTTTGATATTAAGAAATCGGTTGAATTATTTTCGCAAAGTATATTTTTTAATCTTCCAGATATTTGATTACTAACGAAAGCGTCTAAGCTAATAGAAGCCTTAACTGGAAACATTATTTCTCTTTGATGGGCATGTTGACCAAAGTCATAAAGCACTTTTCTTGATATATCCGCAGAGAAAGAAAAAGATTGAACTCTTCCTTGGGTCTCAAAACCTCCTATTCCTAAATTAATTTCTTTCTCCCCGTCATTTATTTGAAAGATATTTCTATTTGTTATTTGTAAATCTTCTCTATCATAATCTAAGAAACTATAATCCGATATACTTTCAAATGTATCATACAAGACATCCTCTGCTTCAAAACCTACACTCACTTTTATTAAGCCAGACGGTAATATCTCAAAAGAATAGCTACTTAAATTTGCATTAATAAATGCACATGCCGATAATTCCCCTTCAGATGCAAAATCTTTAAAATCTTGCCCTTCTGTATTAGAAAGAAAAAACAAATCAAAAGACTCTAATCCAGTAAATAGAGGTATTTTGTCTAATAATGCAGCTTCAGACGTAACAGGCATTCTGAATAATTTCTCATTATCTACATCCGATAAGAAGTATGAAAAATTTAAATAAGGTCTTTGGTTTGATACAACTGGTTTTAAAATTTCTTCATATCCTATAGATTTTATTTCTTCTCTTTGGACACTAAATCCAAAACTAAATTCCTGTATTAATGATATTGCCTGTATTTGATCGGGCACAGTTCTTGATGCAGCAAACAATCTAGCTGAATTATACCTTAATATATCATTACCCTTCACAAATAAATATTACACCTTTACATGGATTTTACCTAGATATTGTGTATAATAAGTTATGGGTAAAGTGTCAAATGTCAAAATAGGCGGTGGGTCGCTAAAAGTAGGCCACAGTATTCTGGCTAATCAATTAAAGAAATGGCACGGAACAGGAACTGCTGTAACATACACTGATCTTATAGACAGACCTGATTATTACATAAGGGAAGTTTCTGAGCATTTTGGAATACCTTATAATAAAAACACAATCAAGAAAGAGGATTATTGGGATATTAAAGACCCCAAAGTCATTAAAAACCCAAATGAAGGCACTCCAGAAAGAATTTTTGTGGACAGACTTCCTAGATATCCAAAATTTGAGGTTAATTTTGATTCCACATATCAAAAACAATTTTTAGATGCTAGTTATAAACTATCATTCAACCACCCACAAGAAGGGTTGAAGAACTCTAGATCATTGAAATATTATTTTACATGCGAAGAATTGCAAACCGCAATAAATGAAGATTTAATATCTGGGTATTCTGGATATAGCGTATCTAATGCTGGTGATATAGAACATGGTAGTTTCGGCCCTTATATGCTTCAATCTAATTGGACTGGAATAAATAGTAACCCAATTTATGTAAGCGAAAATACCAGTAAAGAGTTAATAAGCGGTGTTATTGATGGTTACGGCGGAGGGGTAAACTCTCACAGTCATTATACTTTAAATTTTCTTAAAACTGGATCTGGAGATTACACTCACACATATTCTGGTTACAATTTTGAACCAGGTGTAGAAATAAGAGTAGAGACAGTTTTTCAAAATTATGATATTAGTGCAGGGTGTTATGCTATAGATTCTTCTTCGATGATTCCTACTAATATGGGGATTAGTGGGGTAGATTCGGAAGAATCCACATTTTATAATGTAGCTACGACTACTGATAGTGCAGGCATGCTTACTAGGCCAGCTCATTCAAGAATTATTCAATGGACTACGGGTTTAAGTTTTGTTTTTAGTGATCATGTTGACCCTAATGATTCAGATAAAAAACTTTATATAACTGGAGCGATACCAAAACCTCACGGACAAGTTATCTTTCGATCAAATCAAACTCCATGGAATCAATACAACCTTAATCTAGAAGTTGATGGAGACGGGGCAAATGGTTACACTGAAAACAATTATTGGTACTTAGGAGCTCCAGATGGTTATTTAGGCCATAGGCATTTTCATTATACAGGAATAAAGATCACAAATTCAAACAAAATAAAAGGATTTAGAATATCTAACCAAAATAGCCCAACAGTAAATGACTCTTTGTCGAAAATCGTCATAACCGATTGCCCTAACTTTGAACATTTTAGAGCTCATCAGATGGAATTAAAAGCTGTTTCTCATGTTGATCTATCAGGGTGCTCTTTATTAACACAGAACGATTTACATTCAGCTCATCCTCCAGAGTTTTACAGCAGCACGGGAGTTTTTCCGCACAATGTATTTAGGACCGTTCCAGATTACTTAAGAAGCCCTTACTATAATGGAATTGATGTTGACGAACCTCATGACCAGGCAGTCCCGCCTGGAGCAGACCCATCTCCAATCAACTCTTTCCGATTGAGACATGTAAATGTTGCAGGTAATAGCCTTAATCAAACTGGAGTTTACTTCTGGATAAGAGCTGCTCAAATATCTTTTCTTAAAAGTGGGTACTTAAATATTTCTAATCAAGACCCAAGGGTTGGTCCTGAATCCCCAGTTTTCGATGGTTTGAGAGCTAATGCATACAACGGACTATTCCCTGACATTAATAACCAATGCATTAGCGGTCTTGAGGCATTAAAACGGAATGAATGGACTGTTATTCATGACGGCTCTTTCGATAGACTATAAAAAAAAGGATTAATATGTTTTATGCGACAATAGATAGCTCTTTATATAAAACCTGCAAAGATAAAGATGGAGAAAGTGAAAATAAAGTAATAATAACTCCTACTCTAAATATGGCTCAAGGTGATGCGTCTAGAGCGTCTGACGGGACTTTATTAAACATTGATACTTATTATTGGGAAGTTTTAAAAGTGAATAGTAATTATAAAAATGCTATCAACAAGCAAACTTTTGCTACAGTAAATGCTTTAACATCAATTAATCAAAAATTTGTAGCTTATGAAGTTTCAAATATTCAAGACGGAGAGGTTGTCTATATTCAAATAGCATGTTCCATAAAGGATTCTGCAAATCCTTCATACCTTATTGATTTAGACTACGAGTACGGAAGTAAAGTCATATCAAACCAAACAGTTTACAGAGGTGACCCAGTAAATACTGCGTTTAGAATATTTACAACCAAAAACGGTAAGATTGAACAAGAGAACATATACGACAATGCTATAGAAAGAACTATTAAGATCGCAAATAAAGCTGATAGAGCTTTTTTCTCTTCGATAGAAAATACGACAAACGGATCAAAAGAAAACATATCAGAATTTTTAACGAGATGGGAAAGTAAAAATTCTATTGGCAATGAAACGTATACAACCCAAAATACCTCCATTGGGTCGGGAGGTTATGGTTTAAAAACCAGGGGTAGTGTAACTTTTGCAAAAGATGAAAAAGTGCTTTATGCACATGGTAGATCTTTAGATCTTGATTCAATAGAAAGTTTGCTTTATCAAAACCCTAAAAATTCAATCCCTGAGGGGACCCCAGAAGAAGCAGATAGAGGAATTTATTTACAAGCAATGCATAACAGAAGAAGCCAGGACTCTGGATACAACTCTTTTTTAATGCCCATGTTCAACCCAGGATTTACCTCAAAAGGAATTCAGCCAAGGTTCTACTTCCCCGAAAGGAGCAGTCACCCCGCAGGAAATAACAATCCTAATCAGAAATGTGGTACTGCATATGCGGATGTTACATGGACGCCTCCATCTTATCCTGTATGCCCTAGCAATAAACCAGTTTGTGCTGGTCACAAACAAATTACAGTCCCGTTTTGCGTTGATCTTCCTTGCCAGAATTGTTAGCAAATTATTTTGCAACTATAAATAGTTGATAATTATCTATAGGTTTTGTTCCTTGACCATCACCTAAAAACGGGCCCTCTTCTTGAAGGTTGCCCAAATCATCCTCAAGCTCCCTGCTAAATGCATTAGATGCTTGTTGTAGAGATACTTCTATATCAGTTCCAGTTGACAATATAGCATCACTATCATATATTGTAAATGTATGGAAAGGCCATCTTCTACTTTGTTTTCCAGCTAAATAACCGTTCCAACCAAGCATATCAGTTTCAAAACCATATTGAGCTAGAGTCCATGGATGCAATAAAGTTTTTTCGCATTTATGTTTAATTTCTTTCGCCCATTGATTTCCATTATTTGTGACATTGTTGGTATATCCTGCGCCGCACATGCTTAATAATAAACATACATCAAAACCTTGTAGACTTGAACCAAAACGAGAGCTCATTTGATAAAATGCCCTTATTGATGGGTCTACCTTTATCGCGCAGCCTGAAAAAAAACATTTATCAAGTTGTTCAGCTTTGCTAACTTTAGACCCATATGCTTCCTCAAACTCTTTTGCCCAGCTCGCCCAAGTAGTTGTAAAAGTTCCGTTGTTTAAATATTTGCCATTTAATGATGCTATATTATTTTTATAGGAAGGCCACAAAGAACCAGTTGCTTCATCTAAACCACCATGATGAAATTCTTTAATATTAAAAGTAAGGTCATCATCTTGAAGATCTGTATCACCAAATATTGATACATATATTTCTGATGTTTTTAAATTACTATATCCACTTCCTTTATATTCTGCAGTTGAGTCTGTGGTATCATTTGTATGTTCTTGTTCCCAATACTTTACCCAATTACATTTACTCCAACTTACATTTGTTGTGGCAGAATTTACCTTAGAAGAAATATGCATAAAATGCCCAGTATTGGAATGCCAATATATATGTGTCCAGTAAGCTAAACATGAAAAATCGTTTTTAATATGAAGAGCTTCTGATAATTCATTAGACCAATAAGGATGTCTTATTGGTACTTTTTGCTTACCACCGCCAGTTCCTTCTTGATTACTATTCATTACTGTATGAAAAGTACTTCCGCTCCCAGTGTTAACTGTTGGAGTGTTTCTGATTAAATCACTTACTACTGAGGAAGGCGGATTAAAATTTACTCTTATTTTATCGCATACTGTGGTATCATAAGTATCTCCATCAAAATTTGTTAATTTATAATTTCCCCATGTATAATCTGAATTAGTTGAGCCTCTGGGAATTAATAATGTAAATGCCGAATTAATTTTTGCTGAACCTAAATTACTAGACAATGTGATTTTATTTCCGCCTGCGGCAACAGATGATATTGCATATTCAGTAGCATCTCCTGCAAATTTTATTTTAAAATCCTTTGATATATACCTTTCAATTATAGTTGTTTTATTACTGTATAAGTTTGAAAAAGTTATTGTTTTATTACCTGCTCCACTGCTGGTTGCTTTTATGGCGGTTCCTCTATCTGTATATATATTAGAGCTTGACATTTCTGCATACTGTCCTTTTATGTCGTTTTGAGCAGAGAGTACTGTTCCTCCAGCTTTAATTGTTATATTTTTTAAATATACTGATCCAGTATGAGTTTCCAGTCTTGTATTATAATCATTATGAATAACAGCATCCTGAACTGAAATTTCATCGTCCCAATCGTATCCATTTTCTTCTTCTAAAAAAGGGTTATTAGATCTGCTTGGACAACACGGATAAACTTCTTCACCGTTTAATTTTCCTAGCCAACTTGGCTTTGTAGTGAGAACCATTCTATCTACACCTTTTGCAGATGTTGTTCTTGGTATTTTTGATCTAAATAATTTTTTTAAATCAGCAACACTTGATAAAGAATTAGCAACGCTTTCTCTATTGTATGTGAGAGGATACTTCACCGAACCTCCACCACTGACACTAGTTCCATCGATAGCATTAGCTATCCAACTCATTGGAGCGGCTCCATTTGGATGATTTGCATCCCATGAATCTATAAATTGATTATGACCTCTAGTACTACCAATATGTATTAATCTAACGCCAAGATTATTTCCCCCAGCCCCACATTCATTATAATAAAACCTTCTTCTTTTTAATATTAATCTGTATCCTTTATAGCTCTTAGTGGTTGTTAGTTTTAACGGATTATCTTTATGTATTCCAACAAAAGGATGTGATATATTATTAGATAATGCTGAATTTGAAAGGTGATGACAGCTCTCTCTATTTTGCGCTTGAAATAAATCATCTGTACTGGTAGAATGTTCAGTTGTTCCACTTTTATCTCTTTTACTGGAGTATACTGATGCGATGTCATCCACTGTCATCTTAGAAACCTTAGTTCCGTAAGTACTTACCCCAGGCCACCCATAAACCATTGGGGAATTAAAAGTTGTCCAATACTCTACACTTATTCCGTTTTCCTTGCTAGCAATATCAAAAAAATTAAACGGATGTCTATCGTCTCTAATTAATAGTTGAAAAAAATCTTGAATATATTTTCTCCTTTTCCCAGCAAAAGAAAAACCTGAATGGCTATCTTCGGTTGCAGTTTCTCCATATCTTACATCATGAGCATTCGAAAATTCAGTAAAACCGCTAGCGGCAAAAGAAGAGCCTCCGTAGCTGTTCCAATATATTTGATCGTATGGCATTTTTAAGTGCCTTTATTTTTTAACTTATTTTGTTTTTCTCTTTCTTCTAATTTTTGCTGTTTATCAGCCTCTCTTCTTGCTAGTTCATCCCTCATAACTTTAATACTTTCTTCAATTCTTTCTTTTTCTGTAATAAAATCATAAAGTAATGCTTTTATATTTACTTCATCAAGATCTTTAATATTCATAACTTATAATAAATCTTAATGCTTATCTTTAAAGCTATTATCTCTTTGTAAATCAATTCTGAATCTCAAGCTTGTTGTGGAACTATTAACCGCAGTTGGCTTTACTACTAAATAGTTATCCGCTCCATTTGGATTAATATTATTAGTACCTAAACCTATAAAACTCTGATGTTTTCCTGCTACTGTAGCATTCATAGGGGCCCCTGCTACACTGTTTGCAGCTTTGTTTTTATACCATTGACATTGGCATGTGCCAATATCTGTTTCCATATATATTCCATGTATATTGTAACCAATTTCTGAATTATTTAATACATAATATAATTCATTCTTTACTGGGTTTTTAATGTCTCCATTGATTGATGTTTGAACATCAGCAGCTATACCGCTCGCGCTATATGGATCCGTGTCAAAATTTGATATCCAGCTTCCTCCTCCGTCTCCCTGGAGGTAGAACCCTTTGCCTCTGCCGTTACTGTCAAGGGCTCTAGTGAAAACTGCATTTTGGGTATCGCTTGATGCTATACCAGTTGCTGTAATATATTTATTACTTCCATTCCAGCTTAGTACTAATCCCGCTTTATTTGCTATGGAAAATTCCCCATTCTTGCCAAGATACAATCCAGTTCTTCCTGCTTGATGGGTGTTGCTAGTTCTTATACTGTTAGTATCCGCATCATATGTTGAAAGAAAATTTGGATTTAAATAAAGAGATCCTATCTTTCCATACTGACCTGTTATCGTTCCTTTTATGTATGCATTCTGTGCATGCAAATCACCTTTTCTTGATACATAAAACGGGTGTCCTGCTTGTGGTGCTGAACTAGGAGAATCAAATGATCCTATACTCATTTCTCCATTATTAAATACTTTAAAAAATGGATCGGTTGAATCTCCCTTACCAGCTATTATGGCAACCCCACTAAGAAATCCTCCAGTAACAAAAACATCATGAAACACACTCCTTCCGTCATTTCTGATTTGGAAACCACCATTACCTCTTGATACAAAATCTGTTGGAAAGTTAAATGATGTATTCGTGAAGTTGCTAGATCTGATAGAATCGCTATCAATAAAAATCCCTTTTGTTTTGTCTACATTAGTAACATTTCCAAAAGCATCTCTTGTTATGTCTGTGCATAGTCTTATTCCTTCGCCAACATCGATAGTTCCTGTTACTGCAAGATCTCCAGATATAGTAGCGTTTCTGGCTTTTAAATCTCCATACCTACTAACATAAAAATTATTTTGATCAGCTACTAGATAAGGGCCTATAGACATATCCCCTTTTCCATTTACTCTAAAATGATTAGGCTCGTTACACTTACCTACCGCTAGCCCCAGGGACCCGCTTATTACTCCAGACCTTATATCTATACTTTTGAAATAGGCACTACCGTCTCCCCTAATAGACCAGCCTCTAGCATCAACTGCTGGATCATCACAAGGAAGAGCTGTCTGAAACCCATAACTTTGCATTATTGTATTATTTGTATTAAATTGATCTCCTAAAACTATAGTTTGACCTACTTCAAGAGCAGCTGCTTTTATAGTTCCCATTATTTGAGCATCTGCTGCGAATAAAGTACCATCGTTCAATACTTTAAATTTTGCATTATGAACCCTGAACCAGTCTCTGTATTTTGGCGTATTATAATAAGGGCTAAGAGTGCTTGTTTCGATTTGTTCTGTTCCAGTTGTTACCGCTCCATACAAGTTGTAGTTATTTCCAAATTTTGTTGAGAAATCAAAACCCATATTAACTGCAAATGGAATACCTAGTCTAGCTACCCCAAATCCAGCATTATAGTTTCCGTAAGGAGTTAATTGTATACTTTCAATTTGCCTGTTTTCTATTCCCCTATAATTATCTCCTCGCATCCAATGAGTTTCTAAAAACATTCCTCCGCCCACTAATTCACTTAACTGAGCTGCAGTATATTGATCTAAATTTAATTGAACCAAAGCTTTCCCTGCATTAAAACCAATAGGTGGAATGTTAGAGGGGGGGTCTGATTGCCCAAAGTCATCTCTCAATAATCCACTATAGCCTAATGTACCATCGAAAAACCCTGTTATATTTTTTCTTTGATCCCCTATAGTTAAATTACCTTGATTATCTACGTCTAATGCAGCTTCATCAGAGTTTCCGATTCTTATAGAACCAGCAGTCATATTCCCTCTAATTTCTAAGGTATTAGGGTTTATATCTATAGAATGAAACCCATCTCCATCTTTATTAAATCTAGGTTTTTTGTAATTGCCTAAAAGCCCATGCTTCTCTCCCGTCCAAAACAAACCAAAACCTCCAGGATCAGGATCCCCTATTCTGAACATTTTGTGATCCATATAAATACCACTGCCATTTATATAATCATAATTATGATCATTAGAACCTCTTGCATGAATATTATCACTTAATACCCTTCCGCTTGGATGAGCGAGTATGAAATCTGTTGCAGTGATTCTATCTGTTAATATGTTGCCAGCATAAACATTGCTTATATAATCAGCGCTAACACCCCCTCCAGTTACATAGCCTTGATTGTGAGGCACATTGCCGTAAAGAGAATTTACATAATTAGAAACTTCTGTCTTTGCCTTATTTGTATAATAAAAATTATGAGAATCTCTAGCGACTCCAGAAACAAAATTCTTACTTCTGTTTTGCGACCTGTCTTCTGGTTGAAGGAAGTAAAAGTAATAAGGTTCATGTCTAACTGTTCCTGGGTCAATATCAACCCCTTGTCCTGAGAGCATTCCAGTTACAATCTCATTATCTGTGTAAGAGGTTGATGCGCTTAGTTTGTAATAGTATTCGTCTGGATTGTCCTTAAAGTAACCGCTTATATCAGACATCTTCCAACAGTATTTTTCCTTAGAAGATTCTTCGTTCAATCTACCTGTAGGTATACCAGTCCTATAAACATATATATGAGATATATCTCTTGATATCCCGTTGCTCCAATCCCATTCTAAAAATACTTGCTTAGGCCCAGAAGTGATATGGAAATTCTCCATTTCTGTTGGTAAGGTATTGTCTCTAGGTGTCTTTATTGGGTTTTGCCAAGCATCGCTATATTCACTATGCCTACCATCATGTTCATGCACTCTAGCTCTCAAGTAATATTCTTTATTGCATAAAAGACCATTGAACACTCCGCTGCCTGTCATGCTATTGGTTAGTGGTCCATGCTCTATCTCCGAAGTTTGTGTTGCAACTAGAGGGTTATACATGGGTTTTCTTGCGAGATCTACCTTGTAATATGATTGTTGGTAGTCGAGAACCCCAGTTATTTGATATTCTATAAATGCTGTAGCCGCTCCATCTCCATCTTCATCTAAATTGATTCCACTATTGACAATGATGTGTTTTCTATGTAAAGGTTCTGGGACTCCTATAGAAGCTCTCTGACCGCTATTATGAGGAAGAACATCAAACTGAGCATTGCCCGCACTAAAGTCCCCAGTATTATTTGACGTATCAACTGCTCTAAGCCAAAAATACAGATCACTATTTGCATTTTTAGCAAAATCTTTTAAAGGGATAAGGTCTGATATGGCTAGAGATTTCTGATGAATTTTTGTTCCATATTCTGCTCCAGTAAAATTTTGATAACCAGTATATAAATTTATATGAGAGAGATCTTTATCTTGCGGGTTATTCCAAGATAAAAATATGTTACTTCCATTCTTTTGAGATGCAATCCAAGTACATGGGCCTGGAGGAATTTCATCAGGTGGAGCATAAACATCTTGACTAGTTATTCCATACAAATAATTTGTAAGTATTGTGTCTTTTGAATAGTTTGACTCAAAGGAATCAAACAAAGCTCTAACTTTTACATCATAAAAATGACTACCTACAGCCTCAAAAGCGAAATGACCAGAACCCAGACCTTGGGCAGATGTATCGTATGATGCTTTTACTGGGTGATTAAAGTTTTGTATTTCAAATTGAGAAGTGTCTTGATACTCCGTTTCGTATGACTTGAATGATTCATCGTTTTGAGCTATTCCAGAGTAGAATACATGAATCATAGACCTTCCATCTTCAGCCAAAGATCCGCTAGTATGAACTTCTGGTCCCGCTAAATTAATATACTTATAAGTGAAATCAGAATAAATTCCTGTATTATTGGATGTGTCAACTGGAACAGCATGGAATGGAAATTTTGTTTTTTCCCATGATTCTTTTCCTAGGTCTCTAAATTTATCAATCCTATAAATTGGACTATCCATTGGATCGACAGCTCCAAACATTTCAAAGACAGGGGCCTGATTGGCGGGCTGTTCTAGCTTAGTTACAGTATTTTCTGTAGCCTTGTTTATTCCGAAGTTCTGGTAACCGCTTCCAGTAAAAAGTAAAACTCTCGCTATGTCGTAATCTTCAGGTTTGTCCCATGAAAATTTAAAGTTAGACCATTGTTTTCTTACTAAAAAATTCTTTAGTTTTGCTGGTGGGAAATCGTCTTTACCTATTATAGCTGTATCTGTTCCTTCTGGCGATTCCCTGTCATCATTTGTTACCGCAACTAATTGTCCGAAATATTCAGATTCTGGCAACACTGTTCTTATCTCAAAATGACCAGAGGCTCCAGCATTATATATACTTGGAGCTGTTTTTATCTCATCCTTTGTAATACTAAATCTTTGAGGAACTCCAAATCCATTTGTCTGGTCGTGGATTTTTAATAAATATTTTTTAAATGCGTCGAAATTGTGAAAATTGCCAGAATAAAAAGCATGAAGTATCGGGTATGCCCCATAAGTATCGGTACCCACCCCTTCTTCTCTTATTTCCCCAGAAAGAATTAAATCAGGGGCATTTGCAAACCCAAATAGAGTTAAAGCATTACTGTTTACAGGATCGCTTAGATTTTGTGAGAAATCAAAAGCTCTAAGGTGGAAAGCTCCAGTTTCTCCGAAACTTATCTGATCTCCCGCATCGTTCTTAATTGTTCCATCCTTAGTATTTGCTTCGTATGTATAGTACCTCGAATTAGGCCCCATTATTTCACCGAAAGAAGATCCAGGGATAGGGTCATTGTACGTATTGTTTTGGTTTTTTTCTGCGGAAAAATCCGTAAACTCCATATCTGAGTTTGATCCGCCTACATGACCAGTATAAATTCTAAAACCAGCTAAATCTGAATCTACTTCTGCTTGATGTTTCCAATTAAAATTTAAAACATTTGGAAAAATATTATTAATACTTAATTTGAATTCAGTAGGTACGGCTGGGGGAATTTTATCTTTAGAGCCTTTGAATACCATTATTTTTTCAGGGCTTTCTCCTAGACTGTTAGCTTCACTCCATCTTAATTCATAATATGCATCTGGATCTGGCAGTTCAAATTCACCAGACAACACATTACCAGTAAGTACATCATCGTATTTTTTAGCAAAAACAGTACAACCCTCTACCTTTAAGTCGTCAAATTCATTTTTATTCCTTGGGCGTTCTATTTGAAGGAAGGGGTTAAATTTTGCTTCGTTGTAATTTGGTATGGATAATTGAACATTTTGAGTTCCTGCCACTAATGCTTTCCCACTTGGGGTAAATCTTTTATTAAGATCTGGATTAGCATTGTCATATATAACATTGTAATCACCGCAGTCTTGGACTCCAGAGACTATATATTGACCTTGCTGTAATACATTTTTTGCATTTTGTACGGTTCCCAAAATAGAACCATAATACTCTTCCGTTATTTGCTGTACCCTTATTTGGTATCTATCTCCTACGGAAAGTCCATTTTGATAATACTTTGCATTTTCCATTGTGTTATGGAAATAGTAAAATGCTTTTGATATACTCTCTCCTTGGGAGTTTATAACTCCAGAAGTTCTAACAATTAAATCTACAGTGTTTTCTTTTGGGTATCCATAGTTTATTATTTGAGGGGGCCCAGGAGGACCTACAACTAAACCAGGAGGCTCATCCCCAGGGCCTGATGGTTTCTTGGTCTCACTTAAATCATAATCAAATGTTGAGTCGGTATAAATAGTAGACAGATCATCTGTTTGATCAAATTTACCAGAGTCATACTCTAACCCAACTAAAGAATATGTGCCGTCTCCATTGTCTGACTTAGATAATAATTGAAAATCTTTATGCTTAAACTCTTTTGTTTCTCCAGCTTTAGATTCTCCATGAAGTAGAAAAATAGCACCTTCTCTTATTTTTTGGGTTCCTGTGCATCTATCAGCCCCGTTTCTGATGTTTTTTAAAACTCCACTCTGAAGAGTATAATCATTAAAAGTTTTGTATTTCGCTAAATTGCTGATAAAAGAATCTTGATTAACAAGAGGGTTTTTTAAAAGCAAATCTTCATCTTCGTCGGTCAATATCTTTGTTCCAGAAACTGTGTTTTCAAAATAGTTATTGAGCGTTGTGTTGTTGGATACATTAGAATTAATAGGTGTTTTCGCCCAAGATCTGTCTCCATTATCTTGCCCTCCTATTTGATGCCCATTCCTGTGTATAAATTCTTTGTATTGATCATTGTCTGTATTGAAATCTTCGCCAGGTATCAGAAAACTCATACTGGTATAATTATAGTTCCCAGTATCTATTTGTTGATCTAATAAAATAAAATTTTTACTTACATTGTTTTTTGACCCTTGTACGAATTTTACTTTACCACCTACTCTAAAACCGCTTCTATTTTCATCATACACCGAAAAAACTTCTCCTGGTTCTATGTATTCCGCCTGTCTGTCGGTCACAAAGTTGACTGTTTCTTCTTCTAAGTTTGATGTTAGTAAAATCCATCTCCCTAACCTTAAAGCTTGGTCTCTAGACGTACACCCTATAGCACTGGTTTCTTTTAGAAGTATCCCATATCTTATAATTCCTTCTGGATCTTCTATATATTCGTATTTCGGCAAAAACGAATCATCTTTATCCTTATAAGCAACTTTTACAGCTGTAAATTTTGTGTGGTTCGGAGTTCCGCTATATCTAAATGAACCGTCTGCTACATTTTCATTAGTGAAATTTAAAACAGATTCTTTTAAACTATTTATAGATACAAAAATTTCTAAATTATTAAAATAAGTCATCCCCCTGAATATGGAAGATATTTCATTTATTGTTTGATATGCATCAGCTGCATTTTGTAATAGTATGTTACAAGAGAACCTTCTTTCTTTTACAAAATCAACCCCGCTACTGTCGGACATTGAAGTGCTTACTAATTCATCGCAATATTTTGCTATTTTAAACAATTCCCATTTATCTATATTTACATCTTTTATGTATTCACCCAACCCATACCTATCATTAGTAATTAAATCATAAAGTATCCATGCAGGATTATCTGTCCATTCTAGCTCCGCTTTAAAGTTGCCGTCCCATATTCCCTCGTGCCTTTCTGCGCTGGTATGCTTACTGCCTTTAGGTCCGTAAGTAGAGTGGTAAGCTCTTTTTCTTGTAGGACCATCTTCCCCTATTTCTTTTTCTATATAGTTACTGGGGACCTTTACTTTTTTTAATTTTAAATGAAATGATCTTTGAGGTGGACTGCCAAAAGATTCTGCACTCACTTCTGAGGCGATTAATGCTGATGAAGGGTATTTAAAATTTTGATCTATTATTTCAGTTACAGACTCTAATGCTCCAGCAAATTTTGATTTAAATGAAGTCGATGCTTGAGTTATGTTTCTTATATAAACTTGTCTAGGTCTATTTTTCTTAAGATCTTTAACATCTTTTAGTTTTAAAAAAACATCTTCCCTGTAATTTGATAAAGCTAAACCTTCTACATCTACAAATAAATTGTGTTCATTTACTCCATCGTCTATGATTGCCCCTGTTGTGCCAGCAGGAAGGCTCCTATGCACATATCCAGTTATATCTCCCCATATATGGAAAGCTCCTTTATTTGGTTTTTGCTCTCCTTCGGAATCAATACTGTAACATTGACTTATACCTAAAGTAACACCAAGCCAATCTACATCCTGGTCTATAACTGAATGAGTGCCTTGAGATAAAAGCTTTAAAGCTTGTCCGTTCGGTTGTCTTTCAACAATAGTTTGATTGTCTAAATTTACATTTTTAGGTATCGTTTGAGATGCATAAGAAAAATCCTGTAGCCAATAAAAATTATCTACTTGAGTGGAGCCGCAGCCACACCCTTGTCCCGTAAAAAATGGTTGCTGGTGTGCATCGCCTTTTTTATATGCCAACTGTATGTTTCTGAAATTATACTGACCAAACGGATCAAAATCATTAGTTTGTTTTATCGGCACTTCGTTCAGGTATACTGCTTCGAGTATATTTTGCCCTGAAACTAGTTTTCCAGTTTGGTTGCAAAACCCCTCGATTGGACCTTCGCATATAAGGTCTAATGCTTTTAAGAAAGAAGTGGATTGCAACTTTTCTCTATCTTCTGCTGATGGATTAAACTGACCAGTGATTGTTCTAAAAAACAATCTTGGTTCAGTGTTAGATGCATTAGCGTCAATAGTAGCCATAATTTATATTTCTGAATATTGATCGATGCTTATTGCACCAACTGTATTGCCGCTTTCATCAACAGTTTGACCCGCAACACTATCAAATGCATTCAACCTGCAATTCATTATCGATGAAGATATTACATGACTCCCTACCCTTAATCTTCCATAACCCAAAGGTACTGGGGCTCCTTGAATTGTATTATTAAGAGGTCTTGAAAATATATAAGAACTGGTGTTTTTTGCTGATGGCCCTTGTGGTTCCGTAGGAGGCGGTGGGGGGTCCTCCATCAATCCCCCTATAGCTCCTTGAAGAAAAACAGCAGCACCAATTTCAAAAAGCACGTCTCCAGTCCAGGATATCAGATTACCGTACCATGTATCACCCATTGATTCCCCCCAAGCGCTTAACCCTGCACCCACACCCATACCCGCTGCGCCGTACATCATGTAGTCTCCGTTTTGGTCTTTTCCTTTTATTCTGGGAAAAAAATGCAAATCTTTTTTATTTTGAATGTTAACTCCCATTTCTTCGGAGCACATAACTGGAACTTTATCTATATAAACCCTGTATTTTATATTTTGATTTTCTTTATCTGCAATGTATTTGAAAAAACCATTAGTGTTCGCGTCTATTGCCCTCAAGGCTTCGTTTGGAGTTTTTATATTTAAACTCCACTCCTTGCCAAACTTCTCTCCTAACTTGCCATGCAAAAAAACATTCATATCCTTATTCCTTAATATAATTTACACTACAACAGCCTTTTCTTTTTGAAAAAAAGAATTAATTTTGTTATGTCTTTTTTTTGACGGGTTGTAAAAGTTTATATTATTTGTTTTTAAACTGTAAACTATCATAGGTATATCCAGCTCGTCAGAGATGCCTAAATCTTCTTTTGAGAAAGTCTCGTCCCCCAAAACATGAGAATGAAAAATAGATATTATTTCGTAATTCTTGAAAGCGAATAGATATTCTTTATTTGATATTTCAAAATTAGTTTCTTGATTATCGGAAACATTTTCACATTCTACTGTTAAATATTTTTTATTTTTTTTTAAAATAAAACCGCAAGCTTCAAAAGGTTTCTTTCTTTCAGATATCAGCTTTATTTGATCGATATTTTTTTTTGTCATTAAAAAATTCTACTACCTGGGAAACCTCCAAAAGGAATACCTTCCCCCCAGGAGGTTGGAAACCTTAATTTACACCCAGTTAAAGTTTTTGAGCAAGCATCTGTTACCCACTTTTTAGTATTGACCGAGGGTTTTGTTTCTGTAGTTGACGCGTGATCCTCTGTGCATATATATACAACATTCCTAGTGCCATTGCCCTCTTGTGTAACTAGATAGACCACATCTTGCTTAACATAGTTTTGACCTTCTTGCCATTTTCCTTGTGGTGTTAAGGAAGTTTTATCAAATTTAACATTATTGTAATCCGCACAAGGGTTGCCGTTATAACCACAATTTTTTCCCCTATATTTCCATGTGCAATAGTTGTTTATAATTTGCCTTCTTGGCAAGGTTGCACCTTCTAAATCTAAAGCATTTGACAGTTCAAATTCAACAAAATATTTATTCTCTTCAATTTTTTGATTTATATACCAAATATCAGGTCTTAATGTAGAAGTTGGATCTGGATTAACTCCAGCCTGAGACCAATAATCCCTTTCGTTATCGTAGTCTAGGAAATTTTCTTTATCAAGAAATCTTAAGAAAGTTCTTTTTCTTACCACTTTAGCTTTAAGCATATCATCTTTTCCTATTATGTATCTAGATAAAAACCCCGAAAAATTTATTATTTTTATCTTTGGCCTCTGAAGTCCTCCGTCAGACCTAGTACTGAAATCGGAACCTTCGTGCGGTATATAAAAATACTCTTTACTATCAAAGAATAAGGAATAGAACATATTATTAACTCCTCCATGAAACCTTATAACTTCATCAGTATTTGCTATTTGAGATATTTCCCAAAAAGTAACCATTAAACTTTTACTATTTGCAAAAATTTCTTGATTTATGCTTTGTGTTTTTTTGAAAGACATGCTTTGTTATAATAAATTGTTATTAGTTATTTTCGATTAATATCCCCAATTATATCTTCTTCTGATATAATCTTCTTCTATTCTTACTGTTAAGTCGTTTGAGTTTTTATATAAATACGTATGCTCAATATTAACACAGAAAAAGTTTAATGTTTTTTCTTCTGGTTTTTTTAGGGTGAATGTGAATGTTTCATGCCCTTGTTTTGAAAAAAAGAATGATAATAGTTTTAATAATATTTCATCAGTAATTCCGTTGTAGCTTAATTCTAAATTTGTTACCGACCTATTTACTCCACCCTTATCGTCAAAAGCTCTTGAACTTGCAAAATTAAACCTTGTTAAATGAAGGGGCTCGTCCCTCGTTATGGCATAAGAAGGCTCTATGTCTAAATGATATTTAGAAGAGTATTCATCTATTATATCTTTTTTGTGTTGCGGCATACTGTTTATTTTTAATAAATTTTTAACAGAAAACTGTGAATAATCTTGATTTATAAAATTTAAACTAATGTTATTATGATCTATGTATTGATGCTCTATATCTATGTTATTACAAGAAAATTCTTGAGAAAAATACGGCTCAATAGAATATAAAGATTTGTATGAATTTTGTTGGGAAAGTCCTGCATTAGCAGTTGGTTGAAATATAAATTTTTGCCCACCTTCTTTAGATTTTATATAATTTATAATATTTTCTGATTCTAAATCCCCCCTGCTTGAGAAATTCAAATTAAGACTAATAGCTATCCTATTTAAGACGCCGCCTTGATTTGAGTTTGTGTAATTATCTCCGAACTCCTGCATGTTAGAATAAAAACCAACAGATACCGAAGAGCCATACGAAGGTATGAAATTAAAAGGATCTTCGTATTCAAAATTTTTCAACACATTATCGACCTTAGAGCCCGTAACGAATTCTTTATATGTATTATAATTTGCAGGGCTAGCGTTTGTGGGTTCGCTATAAAAATCTTTTTCTAGATTCCAAAATTTACCGCTATTAAACATTATCTTAAGCTCTCCATAACTTCCACCGACCCAGCTAGTAAACCATTTGATGAGATAGATAAATTTTGAGAATTTATTATTCCTTTGCACTTTAAGGTTTGACCTCTTGCTGCATAATCTATATTTCTTGGTGATACTGTTATTTCACCGAAATCTCTACCTGAAAAATTTATAACAGAACCAATGTTTTCTCCTCCTACGGACATCTTTCTTCTCACGGTTCCATATCTCACATCTTCAGGAAACTCTGAACCTATTACATAATTAGGTGTTCTTTCGCACTCAACATCATAGTTTATTGTTTGAGGGAAATCTATTCCAATACTATTTTGGTTGAAGTTTAATAATTCTGTATAAGCTCCATTAGGCAGCCCAGTAGATGCTCCCCCAAACGATCCAGTCTGTGTTAACCCCCTGTACCCGCTATATATAGAAAAGCTAGCGTTAAACTCAACAGGTTTATAGGCTTCTATTTTTATGGAATAATTGGATAGATATGCTCCAGAAAATTCTATACCACAAAACCTGCCAGAGCACGAAAAATCTCCAGTTAGATTTCCTATAAAATCTTCTTTTCCTGTTATGTAATAATTAAAATCAACAGAAGCTGAAAGTGGAGATGATGCGGCATAATACCTCAACTCTCCACCGTAAACTCTTTCTTCCGTTGAATTAGATGAAGCCGAAAGCCTAGCGCTTTTTGCAAATATTTTTTGTTGATTGATTTCAACTTCACATTCTTGATGTCTTATGTATTTCATCTGTATATTATACTTGGCTTATGTCTTGAAACTGTAGAGTAATTTAACTTTACCTTAGTATTGTTATCTGCATCTGTTGAAAATTGTTCTGATAAAAGGTGAGCATCATTGAAATTGTATTCTATTTGTCGGTCTTGGCTACATTGATCCCTTAAAATAACTTTAATATCTTCGAAATGTATTCCTGTCTTCATGTAATCATATACGGATCTAGTTTGATAATCATCAACCTCTATTTCTATAGAAAAATTTTGTCTAATAGGAGTTCCTAGAACTACCTCACACGGAAAAATAGACCCTATTTTATAAACAGGACTATGATCTAAGTTCATAGAAAAAGAAAAACTTAAAACCCTATTAGTTTCTCTGCCATCAAAATCAATACTTATTCCACTGCTTGTTGGGGTAAAAAGCTCTCTTTGATTGACTGGGTTTTTTTGTTTAACAACAAATGGTCCGACCTCTCCATATGCAGATATTGATACTGTTGACTGGGGTAAACTATCTACAGAAAACGAACATTCATAAGAGTTTATATATCCGCTTTGAAAATTTATTTCTTGAGAATTAAATTCGACCCCTCCGTCAAAACCTTCTTCCATTAAAAGAAGTTCTGTTATAGGTTCATCGCTAGACATCATAACTCTCTGGAAGGAGAAATTACCTACTCCAGGAGCATTCTGTATTAAGTCAGCTGGGCCTACATATCCTAAAAAATTATTTTCTTCTGCTGGTATTGAGTAACTGGCATCCAAAGAAGAGACTCCTGACATTTGCAGACCATTTATGTAAAAAGATTGTTCTGCATTATGAACAAATCCCTTCATCTACCTCAACGATCCCCCTACCCTTTTCTCTTTTCCTATGATTTCTACTACAGCATTTTTTACTTTACTTGCAAACTCTTTTGTGTTCAATGGGTTGCTGGCTGTAGTTGTAGTGCTTCCATTGCCCGAAACATTTATGGAAATATTCACGTCCCCATGAGTTACGGTGCTTTGAGATTGATTAGTAGATCCTCCTGATGAACCCAAAGAACCATCATTTATACTTTTCATCATTGAGGATCCGTATGTTTTTACTGCAGATGGATTCATTACATATTCTCCTCCTGTAAGTAACGAAGGCACTCCACCCCCTTTATTTCTTCTCAATTCCACCTTGTTAGCATCTAGAGATCCTCCTTGGTTATTCTGCCACATTGTTCTTGCTGTGACTACAGGTCCTGCTACCTGTCCGTTCTGGTCAGGCTTAGTCAACATGTTTTGGTAGAATTTTTGCACACTACTTCTGTCTGACGGAGATTCGAATTTATCTGTTAAACTTCCTCCTTTAACACTAGTTGTGCCTTTCGTAGCTAAATCTTTTGCGGTTTTTTTATCAAAACGTTTTTGACCAAAAGAAGATTGTTTATATTTGTCTTTTGCGAAATCAATACCTTTGCTCAATAGAGCCCCTCCGATTATTCCGTAAACAAGACCTAATAGAGCATTTTTTTCTGCTTTTTTCCTTCTTTCCTTATTTTTCCCGCGCATTTCTTCTTGTCTTTTTGTTGACAAGTCTTCGTTGAATTGAGTCTCTTGATCTCTATAGAATTCTTGTATTTTTCTATCATTAGCCATTGCATAACCAGTTAATCCACGGTTAATTCCCACTTCTCCTTTTTTAACTTTGTATCTAGTTACATTCCCGTCTTTATTCTCTTCTGTAAATTCTTCTCTTTCAGCAGCCCTAGGAGCTCCTATAGCTAAGTTTACCCCTCCTCCATTCTTATATCCAGTCAAGCTTCCACTATTTAATCTTTCCAGGAAGTTGACTCCGTATTTATCAACAGATGACTTTTTGATAACGTATTCACCTCCCATTAGCATTGCAGGGACATCATCCTTGACCCCACTACCTCCACTAACCATACCTCCGCTATTTCCTTCGACTCGATCCAAGCCAGTAACAGAGCCAATCGCGCCAACCACCCTACTCGCAGCACTTTCAAGAAATGCTCTTTGTATCATTTGCAAGAAAGATATTCCTATTGCCGATAATTTTCCTTCTAAATCGTCTGCTCCACTAAGGGCGGCTTGCATAGCATCAACCATTCCGTTCTTCATGGCAAATGGCATGTCTTGACCCAGTCTTGTATATATACCTTCAGCAGAATTTTCTACTCCAGCAAATCCGCTTTGTAGACCGTTCCCTAGATTTGTTTTAATTTCATTAACGACTCCGCCTTCTCCTCTTGGCGTCGATCTCTGCATAGCAAGAGCAAGAAGTTGAGCGTTTTTATTAAGCGTTTTTAGTTGAGATTCAAGGCCCGCAATATTCGCGTCTGCTTTTTTTATCGCTTCCTTGTCTCCCGAATCAACAAGTTCTGTTCTGTTAAATCTCGCCGTGGTTAGGCTGGCTGCTAAATCAGCTTCCTGAGTGCTCATTTGTGCGAACCTATCCCTTTGACCTTGAGTTCCTATTGTTTGAGACTCCAAAGCTATTCTAGCTTCTGCTTTTTGTAAATTGGTTGCTGTCGGGTCTCCAGATATTATCTCAAATTCTTTTTGTCTTTGAATTTGACCAGTTGCACCCCTCAATGCTGAGCTAGCTGATTGAGCATTAACATCGAGATTTGTTAAAGCATTTATTTCCGAAAATGAACCTTTGCTATAATCAAAAAATTTCAATGTTTTACTAAAATTCTCAACAGCCATTTTTGCTTCGCGCAAATTAAATCTTCTTTCCATCTCCTTAATACCTCGATTCATTTGCTCTGATATTTCTTTCAAAGAGTTTGCTTTTTCTCTTAAAATGCCTTTCGGATCATTATTCCCAGCAATCGCTACAGCTTGATTAATTAAGTCTAGGGATTCATTTATACCTTCCGCTTTATCTACGGAATTTAACATCATATTAGTTAATCCAAGGTCAATGTTTTCCAGACTTACAACTTGACCTTTTAGTTTTTGAGCTATATCATTTTTAGATGCCCCTTGCCGCGCCTCACTTCTTGCGCTTACTGCCTTTCCTTGCTCATCCTTTAATGATAATAATTGAGATTCAAGTGTTTTTTGTTCTTTCTCTGCTCCAGATAAACCTGTTTCCTGTTTTTCTATTCTTAAGGATGATTTCAGATTTTCTAAATATTCCCCCAACAATTGCACACTTCCTTTTCCTGCTCCAGTTGCGGGGTCAAGCACTTGCCCAGATTTTCTTTGTTCGCTCGACTCAAATGGGCGAAGGTAACCATTTTTATCAAAAAGAAGATCAGCTCTTCCAGTATCTTTAGCTATTTGATCTGCATACTTTTCAGCGAATTCTTGCTGAGCATTAAACATTTCATCATCAAAAAAGAAACCTGCTCCAGAATGAGTCCCAGAAGAACCAGATTTACCACTATTTGCAACAGCGTTTAGGCGGAGAATGTGCTTCTCCACGGGCTCTAATCTGGCCTTTGAAAAATCTAAATCTGCTCTTTTTTTCTTTACTTCATTCTTCTTACTGGTTAATTTTTCTTGAAGTGTATCTATAGATTTAGTCCTTGCTTTTATATCAGATAAACCATTTCCCGCAAGAGCATTTGCAACAGTTGCACCTCCTTTGTTATTGTTCACAATTACAGTTGCTCCATTGCCAGCCCCAGAAGGCGAACTGGCAGGTGATCCAGGAGAGCTTTGTGCGGTAGAGGTTTTTGGGCCTCCACTTTCAGATGCTGCATTATCTAGTATTGGAGAAATAGAGTCTTTAAGATTGTTTAATGCATCTATTAAGTTTTTTTCAGACATTAATCTTTCTGCTTCTTTTTTAAATGTCTCAAGATTTTCCGCCTTCTGAATTTTCAATTCTTCCTGAAATATTTTCTTTCTTAATCCTGTTTGCCTAGCAGCTTCAGATTCATCATCTCGTGAACCCCTAAACCTTTCATTGGTTAGAGTCTTGAAATTGCTTACCTTGCCTGAGCTGATTCCTTTTTGTTTTATTAATGCTGTATCTCTTTCAATGTTTCTAGTTCTCAATCGTGCTTGATATAGTTCAAGCTCTTCTTGTATTTTGGATTGTATTCTATTTTGTGCTATTTGAATGCTAGCGCTTTTTCTCATTGCTGTTATTTGAGCTTCCATCAATTTCTTTTGCCTAGCTCTGTCGTCTAGTAGCTCTTCTGCTGCTTTAGCATCTTCTTTATTAAATTGCGCTAAGTAATCATATGAAACTCCTCCGCCTTGACCGATTACTGAATCTTCAAAATTTACCCGTCGGGTCGTACTTGAGTCAGGGTTTCTAGTGGAAACTGAGCTGGCTAAATCAATCTTTTTTAATGCATTGGATATATCGTCATCAGAGGTTACTCCTAAAAGCATACCGAGCCTACTTCTGGATTCGTCTTTCTTCTCTGCATCCAATGCATTAAATGAGCTAAATAAAGGAGATGTTCGAACTCCGCCTATAGTATTGAATGCCATACCGCGCATTCTATCAACTCGATCCCCATTTGTTGGATCTTCTATCCCAACAGCTCCAGCGAGTTGGTTGATTTGATCCCTAGTAAAACTTTGATCTTTTATTGTTCCTCTGAAAGCTCTAGAAGCAATGGAATCTTCAGCAATACCAATCCCTCTTTCTTCTACCGCACCTATTAAATCTTGCTTTTGTCTAGGAGTGACGGATTTTAAGTTCATACTACTGGAGTTTAATTTTCTGAGAAAATCTATGTCTGCCTGACCCGAAAATTCACTCATTTTAAATCCTATTTCTTTTTCAAGCAGACGTCCTTGCTGGTTAGACATAAACTCAGAAGAACGGCTTGGAGACATGAATTGAGACAGAAATTGAGTATTAGAATTTTCAGCTTGAAGATCAGAAGAGTTTTCTATTTTTTGAACTTCAAGTTTTAATGTCATTCTTGACAAAGCTAATTTTAATTTTTTATCTAGGTTGAACAATGCATTAGATGCACTCTCAGTTGCTTTTCTAACATTATTAAAGTCTCTTACCGCCCCCTCTGCCTCTTTAGCGATTTCCTCTATCCCTACTTCACCCTCTTTGAATGCAGCTACCATGGCATTCATTGATGATTCGGTAAGAACTCCAGCTTGAACTAACTTGTCAAACTGCATGAGTTCGTCCATACCCATAGATTGTGCCCCCCTGAGTTGAGTCTCAGCGGTCATTGATTCAGCCTGACGCCCACCATACGCACCAGCTGCTGCTCCAAGAGCAGTCAGAACTAAGCCAGCAGGGAGACCAACACCAGTAAAAGCAGCGAGCGCCCCCGCCGTCATAAGCCCTGCCCCAATCCCTCCTGCAAGAGTTCCAGTGCTTGTCATATCCTGCCTACCTTCGGCCCTGGTCCTGAGATCATTCATTTTTTCAGTGCTCAACATTTGCCCAGACATTTTTCGAGAGTCTACATTTTTTCTTATATCATTTAATAAACGAAGAGAGTCATCTTCATCAACATCTCCATTCCTAATCCCCTGTGCTATAATTGAACCCATTGCAACACCAGCATTTCTGGAGTTTTTATTTTTAATGGCCATTCCGAAATTTTGTGCGCTTGTGGCTACGGTCATTTGATCCTGTAAATCTTTTTGTAAGGCAGCCATCGCATCGTCATCTCCAGCCGCTAAAGATAATTTGGAAAGAATATCCTTGTCGGTAATGCCAGATAAGGTTCTGTTTACCATAGCATCAAGCTTAGCAATTTGACTTTTATCTCCTTTTTCAAAAGCTGATTTTCTTGCGTTTTGTAGGTTTTGTATATTTTGTGTGGCTTGAACATTTTGGCCTATTACTGCAATTTCTTTTTCCCTCATTCTTATTTGCTCATCAATAGTTAAAGTGGCTTTCTTCATAGAGGCAAAGAAT